TATTTTAACTTTAATAAAATTTTATAAACTCTATCAGGATAGAATCCATCCAAATACTGAATGAAATAATTTGAATCGTTATCACAACTAAGTTTTGTATAACTTGTTCCTTGAAAGTCTTCAAATGGAACAATGAACTCATCAGTCGCAACATCTTTAATTGCATATGAACCACTACTATTGGTTATAAAGGAACCAGTTACATTTTGAACTGATGTATTAAAAGTTTTTTGAATATATCTTTTTCTAGCACCAATTCTAAACTTAACTCGTTCACCTACTTTATATTCCTCCCTTAAACCTTTCATATATAAAAAGTTATCAGCTAATCCACTCATTGTTAATTCATTTAATGAACCAGTAGAGAATAATGAATCATCCCAACGAACTTCTAATTTAGGTGAATAAATTGTATGTGTATTTCTTGAGAAAAATTTTAGATGTCCAAATGTTTCACTATCTGTCTCTTGACTTCCACTAAAATTAATTAACATTCCATAATTTTCTTCTTGACCATTGTACCACATACGAAACATATTTGTTACATCCACATCAACATCAGGTGATTGATTTGAAAAAGTTTGTGTTGATTGACTAACATTTAATACTGTAACACCAGCATTAGCCCAAGTTACAGCAGTTCCACCAAGAGGATTACTACGATTTTCCCAACTACAACCATTTGTATTTTTTGGATTATCTCCAAACTTACCAGTACCCTCTGTCCAAGATTGTGATATTGGTTGAATCACTAAAGTGTATTCTTCAGTCATTTCTGCATTACCCTCAGCTTCAAATAATCTTAAATAAACTTTTGTACCACTCACAGAACCAGGACCTCTAAGTGGAGATATAGTCCCATCGGCAAGTGACTTAGATAATTCAGTAAATTCAGTTCCATTAAAATTAACTAACGCTCTTGTTGGATAATTAAATGAATTGTTATAAAATTCTTTTTTGACTTCAAGTATTTGGTCTCTTCCAAAGTTTTGGTCTTTGAAAGATTCACCATCTATAGTTGATGAACCACTTGAAATCCAAGTGTCTTGTGATGGAAAAATAAAATGATGCATTATCTAACTCTCCCTTGTATGTTTTGATTTGGATTCTTTAATTCAAAAACCGTTGGTGTTGATGTATTTGGTGGTAATACAATTGTACCATCATCCGATAGTGCATTTTCAAAATTATATTTATATCCATATCCAGTTGTACCCTCACCATCATTCTGTGATTGATCTACAAATTCATTACCTTGTTTAGAGTAAGTATAAGTTGCATATTCCAAATCAGCATCATTTCCTGTATTTGGGAAGTAATCATCTTTTTGAGTAAGTGTTACATGACCGATTGAACGAACACCTTCAACTCCCATTAATTCATATTCCAAATTACTTTTAAAGATAGGTTGATTGAATTGCATTTTTTCAATTCTAAAATAGTCTTTAATTTTTTGAATACATTTTAATTTTACTTCTTGTTTATTTGCATATTTTTCAGCTATTATATCAAATATAACACCAAAGTTTACAATATACCCATCTTGAAGTGTAATAACATCTGTTAATAATTTAAAATTTCCTAAATAGTTTTTTATATTTGACATTAAAGTATTTGGTAAATTATCACTTGTTAAAGTTGTTATTGTATTTGGATTACCAACTAATTGTTTTTTATTATTATACCCTAATAAATAAATGTTTATAGTTGAAATTGAAGAATCTGTTGTAGGTATAATATCACTTATAATATTATATTCAGATTGAGCATTACTTATAGAGGGTTTTAGAAAATCTTCTAAATAATCAACAGCATTTACACCAGCATTTGTATCAGTTCCATCAAAGTAAAACTTTATAGAGTCAACTATATTCTGATAGTTACCATCGAAATCATCAGATTCCACTAAAGTTAATAACAATTTAATACCATCTAAATAATTAAGTTTTAATGTATTTGTATGATTATATGCACCATTTAAATGTGAATTTAATGATTCTAAAGGTGTAGCTATGTTTCTACTGATTCTGGTTACATAAGCTTTCGCTATATTCCCAAACTTAGCCGGTACATTTAAAACTCTAGCTTCATAATCTTCTTTAGTCACACATCTGTTTTGTGTTGTAAAAAATGCTTTAGCTCTTTCTTTTATTTCAATTGTATCCTCTTCATCCTTACCACCACGAGCTGGTTTTTGATTTGTTACACTTGTTAAAGTTGCAGAAGTATTTCCACTCTGAGCAGTTATAGATGGTGTCGTAGATATATCACCACTTGGTATATTTGAATTAATTCCACCACCCACACGATAAGTAATGGTTAAAGTTGTTTGATTTGGTGTCTCCCCAAGTGTCGAATACTCATCACCTAGTTCAGGACTAATAGATTCATTTAAATCATTTGTTTGTCCTGGAATTACAATTCCAACTTGTTCCATATCAATATATCCCTCATCAACAATTTGTCCATTTTTCAACAAACCATTTCCAAATACTAAAGAAGTTGTGTTGTCTTGATTTGTTTCACGAGTAAATCTTTTTCCTGTTGGGATGTAAGTTAGTGAAAAAGGAACAGCTTCTGAAGTAGATAAACTTTGTTCATCAACATAAGCAGATTCTCTATCAGCATCATCTGTATAATGAGTAGAAATTGGAACTTTGTCTTGTGCTAAATAATCTACTTCATACCAATTCTGTCCATTTGAGTCTATACAAGAAATAATATCAACAACATTTTTATCAGGTATAGTCAATGTTTTAAATTTTTCAGGTGTTCCAATTTGAAATGAAATTGTTTTTTGAGTAGCACTTACAGCTCTTACAGTTCTATTTAAAGTATAAGTTGAAACTAAACCACTAGCGGCTGTTGTTCCGATTGTTTCTGTATCATTTGAACCTGTAATTCTAAAATCAATAGGTCCTAATGTTGTGAATATAACATCAGAGTCTGTTGAAGAAACTATTTCAATTCCTGCATCAAACGTACCAGCATCACTATAATCAACTTTTGACGCATCACCACTTGAAGCATTTACCTCTGATGTAAAAGTTAAGTCAACATATGATGGAACAATTGGTTTAACTTTATATCCCAACATCTTAGCCATTGTGATTATGTTTCTTCTTTCTTCAGCTAATGGTAATAACATCTCACGATATTGTTGGTCGACATAAAATGATAACACGTCACCAACATATGCATTCATTTCCAATAACATCATACCAGGTGATGTTTCGTTAAAATCACGATAGGTATCTGGAAAATAAGATTTAGCATAATTCATCAATGATGATTTCAATGCACTAAAATCTTTATTTAAATAATTTACATTTGATTCTTTAAAATTGTTTTTACCATATGTTGGCATTTTTTATCTCCAATTAATATCCACCACCACTTGTTGTATTTGATTCTGGTTCTGTTACATCACTACTAAAATCTAAAGTGATAGAATCCAAAGTGTTTGGGTCCTGTTTAATGTTAAATAATATCTTTACTCTAATTTCATTCATACCTATACTTGAATCATCATCTCTACTTAAAACCTCAATATTTCTTACCTCAACAAAAGGTAGCCATACTTGTAATTTATCTAAAATAGAATCTTGAACACCAATTAAATTTTCATTTGTAATATGTTCAAACAAAAGTCGTCTTAAATTCACACCTAAGTTTGGTTGAAAAAATCTTTCACCCTCATTGGTTTGTAATAAATTTCTTATATTGTTTTTTACAGCTTCAATTGTCGTTGAAGTTGATACAAAGAATCCATCTAACCCATCACCTCTACGAATTGGTAAATCAATACCAATTTTGACATTAGTATCATTATCTTGAATGTAAGGTTTTCTTGTTGTATCTTTAATAGCCATTATAATAAATCCCCAATATCTTCTCTAATTAATTTTACAGTTGTAAATTCTCTTTGTCCATCTTCACCATCTACATCAAATCCAAACTGTGAATCTGGATCTCCACCAATAAATGTATATCCAGTAGATTGTAAAAATCCAGTAACACCTCCAAGTTTATCAACATTAATATCTTTAGTTATTACACCATTTATACCACCATTTAATGGATTTTGTATTGGGGGTGAAGCAATACCACTTGGAAAAGGAACATCAGTACTTGTTACTGTATTTTTAATATCTGCTTCTTGTGGTGGAATTTTAAAATTTTCTAATATAACAGGAGCATTAAGTTTAGTTATTCTAAATTCACAAGATGTTAAAAAATTAACTATAGCTTCTTTAGTGTATTCAGCATCTCGTTCAATTATAGAACCATTAGAAGTATCAAGAGGTTCTTCTATTCCACTTTCTTTAGCTGCTTTTACTTTTGCATCAATTAAATCTTGCTTTAATCCCATTATTATCCACCATGTTTCATTTTAGATTTTTCTTCACTTTTCTTTAACACTTCACTATAATCTTTATTAACGAATTGAC